AAAAGCCCTACTAGCCATAAGCTAGTAGGGTTTAATTGTATTTTGAATTACTCCAGCATACCCCATAAATCGGTACGGTTGCCGGCTTCATCCACGGGACCAATAGCCATATAATTCCGATTGCCTGAATCTCCCACGTAAGAGATCCAGCGGAAACCTGCATTGGTTCCTTTGGAATCATAATGAACCTTCTCGCCTGGTTGATAAGTAGCCACGATTTCACCGTCTAAATCCGGATAACGGCGGACATTGATAGGACTATCGCCCACCGTGAAAGTAGCTTCTTCAGGGAAGAATGGAACTTCATGGTTTTCCATAACTTCTGTAATGATTTCTTTCAATTCTTCTTTCTCTAGCGGTTCGCCCTTAGGGCGGAAAGCGGTAGGATAAAGCGCGCTATATGGATAGATAGCTAAATCAAAGCTAGCGCCTCCGTTTGGTCCAGGGGTGCCGGTTTGGTTTTGACCAAGGAACCAACCTTGTGAGCCATCAATATCGGCTACGAAGACAGCGACATGAGAAACCGGCGTTACTGCTGTTTCCATAAAGATTCCTACTTCCCCTCCTTGCATAATTTCCACTTCATCAAAGTGATCAAGAATACCGTTATAATGACGCTGTTCCCAAAGGTCTTTAACATAACCGGAATCTGTACAATTCGCAAACGGTACGCCCAGCCATAAGCAATACTTAGCGTAACCGTCCCAGCATTGCCAGCCGTACCAGCCATCAATGTCAAAACCTTGCCCCAATACTTCATCTTGAAATAGTTTTACTTTGTCCATGTTTTTTTACCTCAATTTTTCCAAGCGTCGTTTGCTGTCTTAACAGCAGATTCAATAAAAGTATTTAACTGATCGTTTGTTAAATAAATGTTATGAAGCTCAAGGCCTTCAATCAAGCTTGTTTTAGCGTATTCCAGCTTATCCTTACCGTGGATGTCTAGCTTATCCGCTACTTGCTCGGTAGCATTTACGGCGTTTCTAGCTAGGATTTCAACCACTTCAAGGGCTTTCTTTCCGCCTCGCGTTGTCAGGTAGTTTTTAACAGCATTAACAACAATACCCACTAACACCACGAAAATGCTCATAGCGCCACTAGTTACAATTTCAGTAATTTGGTTCATTTCAATTTTCCTCTTTAATTTCTAGGTCTAAAAACCGTTCAAATAGCACTTTAATAGCACCATTCCCGCCCAATTCAATATAACTCTCATAAAGCCGGGAAAGTTCTTCTATTTCATGCTGGTTAGTGTGCCCTCTTTTAAGGGCATTTTTCAAATTTTCTTGCAATCGAAAACGTTGCAAGCGTTGCAAGCCTTTTCCGATAATCGTTAAATTCCGCTGGTTATCTTCCCCAATTCCTTCCACATTTAAAACAGATTTTTCCAGATCGTCAATCTTATCAGAAAGATCCCTTAATTTTTGATCTGCTTCTTTGCTTGTCTTGGTACTTTTGAAGGAAAAATAACTAGGTATAATTACAACTAAAACCGGTGTAAGCTTGTCAATTAGGTCCACTAGGGCCATTTTATCCACCTCCCTATGATTCTAATTGCTTTACTGTACAGGCTTGGTTTCTAAATCATTTGATTTTTTGGGGGTTTCTTTTGGTTCGGTCCATTTCCAGATACCAAGTTTTCCATTTTGGTGCAAGGTTTCAAGCTGTTTCAAGGTTTCGCCTTGGTAGGTGAAGGCGTGATTGACTTGGACCATGACGCGTTTACCTTCTCCATAAACTTCAGCATGGTCAGGATCTTCCACCGCAAAGATTTCTTGTGGTTGGTAAGTCTTGCCAACTTGCCCAAGTTCAACCAATTCCAAACCACGTTTAAAGATGGTCGGATCTAGCGGGTTATCTACGTCAGTAACCTGCGCTAATACTGCCCAATCTGCTACCGCCTTAACTTCTGCGATTTTTGTATCTTTCTCTGCCAGCTTCTGCTCGTAGCTCTCTGCTTGCGTGTGTAAGTCCTCTTGCAACTTCTTCACACCGTCGGCCGGATTGAACTCTGTCGCAACCTGACCCAGTACAGCCTCAATAAGAGCCTCGTCCGTGTCGTTGGTGCGGTCACCAAACAAAGTACGGTCAAAGGCCGTATAAGGACTTTCCTGACGGATTGCTACGAATGTGCGGTTGTTTTCTTGTAAGTATTTGTTAACAATTTTGAATGTCATATTCTAATCTTCCTTTTCTAATTTTTCTGCGATTTCGTCAAACAGCTCTTTAAACGCTTCATCTGCTTCTAGTACGTTGTTAACCCGTGCTAGTTGTGATTCTGCTAGCTCAAGCTGTGCTTGTGATTCTGCTAGCTTCTCTTGAGCTTCTTCGTGAAAGACCTTGTATTTTGTAGCCTCAACGATAGCATTCGCAAGATTCTGCGAGATTTCGTTTACAAATTTATCTACTGTGTTCATTGATACTCCTTGTTACATATATGTCCGATAATATCCGGGCGCTCCCAGACCGTTGCGTTTTAAGTGATCTTCAATCCCTTTAAAATTCTTGTCTATCACATTAAATAAGTCAACCAAAGATTTATCTCTAATATAGACGTCTAGGAGGCCATTAATTTCTCTCCTCCCAATATCTATTGAGACACCTCTTAAATTCTCTTGACCGCTCAACAAAAAATCCATTGATTGCCCGTAAAATGTAATAGCCGAAGCTATTTTCCCATTACTTCTGCCGTTCCAAATTTGGATACCTGCAGAAGTACTGTCCATTTTTTGTACACCGTTACGATTGCTTAACAGAGCCGTATAAGAGCCGTCGACGTCACCAATTCGACCTTTTCCAAAAGTCAAATATTGCAATGGTCTGCCAGGGAATCTATTTCTAATACCAATGTTTTGGCCGTTTGCTTCAATCCATCCGGTTTGAAGATCAAATTCAGTAACACCATTGAGTGATGATAACTTCCCACCCTTGATGATGTTGGCCGTCAGCCCTTCGGTTGCGACATTCTTGGAGGTAACATTGATAAGGTTAGCTTTGCTTGCGTCAATTTCGTCAATGTGTGCCGTTCCAATTTGAGCCTTGCCGATCATGGACTTTTTGATAACTCCGTCCTTGATGATGGTCTTTTCACCCACGGAAAGCAGACCCTCATTAATTCTTATTGAGCCGTCCGGATTTAAATTCAACTGTCCCAGCACGTCACCCGCGCTATTGAGATTGCGGATTGACCAACTATCACTTAACAGCGTCATTTGAGTCCGAACCGCTTCGATAGGCTCTGCGCTATCCTCGGGCGCTGGTTGCCATTTACGGTCATTTGTGCCTTCGTAAAAATCCAACTCGGTCATAAATAGACCACCCCATTTATTAGGATTGTTTCTGTCGTACTCAAATTGGAGATAACCGTCATCAAAATCCCCAATATTGAATTGGAATGATTTTTTGATAGTTTTTTCATTATCAAAAACCGGCCCATTGGTCCATTTTGGCTTGCCATCATAGATAAGCTGTTTTTCTTCAAAATCTGCCGTAGAACCTTTTTTACGTTTGCAGAAATAAATCTTGAGATATTTTGAATTGTTGTCAAATCCTAAAATGTTCAATCTATAGTCTGCATTTCGTTTGACGATAAAACGTGGACTTTTAACGACTGCACCAGGCCTCAACTCAAACATTCGTTTTTGGCCGTTGAAATAAAAGCCGTGAGATGTAAAGCCTAGTCTATTATTAGCTTCCGTCCAGTATTTCAACCCGTCATCTGCTCTCGAATTTCGAAGCATATTCGGGCCACCTTGTGTTGAGTACTTCCCAACTTCCGTCTGAAAGATCTCGCTACTCATGACAAGCCGTGATATCTTATCGGGTGCGTCTGCTTCTGATTTACCCAAAATTCGCTCATAAAGTAGCGAGGTTTCTTTTACTTTTTGAAAATCAGCGACACTTTCGGAAATTTGACTGGATAGCGTGGTTAGTTGACCATCAATACCTTGTCTAAATTCAGCCAATTTAGCTTCATTATCCCTTGTGAGAACTTCAAAGCGTTGTTTTGTGCTTTCGACATTCTCAACGTATGTATTCTTAGCAACATAATCGCTTGATAATCGCTCTCGAATAGCAATAATCTGATTGGTTGTTTCCTCTCGCGAATACCGTTTCAGCTCGTCAGATAGCTTTTCACGTTCAATCTGGACATTAGTCCTAAATGCGTTTAGCTCTCCGACGTTCTCTCTTGCGATTTCTTTCGCTTCCCGACCCAAATCAGCTCCAGCTCTAGCTCTTGCTAGTGCTTCCGCGCTACGAATGTTAGCTTCTGCGATGGCATGGTCAGTAGTATTTTTCAGCTCATTAAATTTCTGATCAATTTTATCCTGTAAACTTACTTCATTGTAGGTTCTTAGGATTTCTTCCCAGGCTTCACCCGTCCAGCGTTGCATGATGGTATGCCCTTCATGTTCCGGATCCGGCTTGTACCAAATATCATTAATCAATACTTTTTTAGGGTATTTTTTAACAGGATCC